CTGCCAAACTCAGAGAAGGTTGGGAGCCAGTTAAGATTGAAGAACAACCACAATTTCAACTGCTAGTCGATGAAGGTAGCCGTTTTAAGGATGGCATCGAAGTTGGCGGATTGTTACTTTGCAAGACACCGATTGAGTTCGTGGAGCAGCGCAATAACCACTATCTCAAACAATCTGAAGATCAGATCTTGTCTGTGGATAACAATTTAATGCGTCAAAACGACCCTCGTATGCCTCTATTCAAAGAGTCAAAGTCTTCGACTTCTAAGAGTGGTGGCTAGTTAATTTTATGGAGTAAACAATGGCATACCCAACTGTAAATAAGCCTTATGGCTTACTACCGGTCAATTTGATCGGTGGACAGGTGTACGCTGGTTCTACTCGCCTGATGTCTATTGCCAGCGGTTATGGTTCTGACATTTTCTTTGGCGACGTAGTAAAGCGCGCATCTAACGGTACAATCGAGAAAGACACCGGCACTAGCACAGCTACGCCTGTTGGTATCTTTATGGGTTGTACTTACACAAACCCAAGCACCAAGCAGAAGCTGTTCTTCCAAAGCTATCCTGCTGGTACAGCCGCACCAGATATTCAGGCTTATGTAGTTGATGATCCTGATGTTTTGTTCAAAGTTGCTTCTGTCTCCACTGGTACTACCGTAGCTTTCTACGGCCCTAACCTTGTTGGCGAGAATGCAGTTTTGGTTCAGAACGCTGGTTCGAATAACACAGGCGACTCCGCAGTTGGTATCTTTGGTGGCAACACTGCTACTACAGCTTCCTTCCCAGTTCGCATCGTTGACTTTGTGCCAGATACTGGCAACAGCTCAAACGGTTATTGCGAGTGGATCTGCAAGTTTAATGCACCGTATGCGGTGTCAACATTCACTAGCCCAGGCAACACCGTGGCAACAGTGATCACAGGCGGACATGCGTATCTAAATCCGACTGGCGTTTAAGGAGTAAGTCATGGCTATTTCACGCGCACAACTACTGAAAGAGCTGCTGCCTGGCCTGAACGCATTGTTCGGTTTGGAGTATGCACGTTACGGCGAAGAACACAAAGAGATCTACGAAACAGAGACCTCCGAGCGTTCGTTCGAAGAAGAAACAAAACTGTCTGGCTTTTCAGCCGCACCTGTCAAGAATGAAGGCTCCGCCATTCGTTATGACAACGGTCAAGAAGCTTGGACTGCACGATACAACCACGAAACTATTGCACTTGGTTTCTCGCTGACCGAAGAGGCTATCGAGGACAACTTGTACGACTCACTGTCGGCTCGTTACACCAAAGCTCTGGCTCGTGCTATGTCGTACACCAAGCAGGTTAAAGCTGCTGCTGTCATCAACAACGGCTTCTCCAATACCTACCCAGGTGGCGATGGCGTTGCTCTGTTCTCGACAGCACATCCTTTGGTCTCTGGCGGCACTAACAGCAACACGCCTTCTACTCAAGCTGACTTGAATGAAACTTCGTTGGAAAACGCAGTTATTCAGATCGCCGCTTGGACAGATGAACGTGATCTGTTGATCGCTGCTAAACCACGCAAGTTGATTGTTCCATCAGCTCTCCAGTTCGTTGCTACTCGTCTGTTAGAAACCAGCCTGCGTGTTGGCACTAACGACAACGATATCAACGCATTGAAGAACAACGGTTCGATTCCAGAAGGCTATACGATTAACCACTTCTTGACCGACACAAACGGCTGGTATTTGACTACCGACGTTCCAAACGGCATGAAGCACTTTATTCGTACACCTTTGTCGAACTCGATGGACGGGGACTTCGATACAGGTAACGTGCGTTACAAGTCTCGTGAGCGTTATTCTTTCGGCTGGTCAGACCCACTGGGTATGTTTGGTTCGCAAGGCGCTTAATTAGGCGATAGGAAAAGGGGATTAAGTTCCCCTTTTTCAATAGTTTTATGCTATAAAGTAGGAAATTCCGGGTAATACCGGTGTGGCAGACAGTCCCGGCTGACTTCATGCAGACTGCCAACACCTAACCGCATGAGGGAAAATTTAAAATGCCTATTTCAACCACCCAAAGTATTTGGCGCTCTGGCGGCGGTGACACGACCCGTCAAGCCTATTGTGGATCTGGCCTTATGGCTGCCACATTTTTCGATGCTAACGTAGCTGTATCCAGTAACGCTGTAGTAGCTTCTGGTCAAACTGCGGAAGTCATTCTTCCAGCTAATGCTGTAGTAACCTCAGTTACTATCACTAGCCCTATCACATCCGGCTCTATCAACATTGGTTATACAACCGTCACTGGTGGTATTTCTAACGCATCCTTCTACGCAAACACAGCGGCTGTTACAAGTAACCGTGTGATCGTTGTTGGTGGCGTAGGTAACGGTGCTGGTCTTGGTTTGGTAGCTAACGCAACTGTTAACACAGTATTGACAATTTCAAGTGCAAGCTCAGGTGTTGGTACTGTAGCTGGCTTTGTTACTTATTTTGTCACTGACTATTTGTTCGGTCAACAGAACGTCTAATAGGGAGGCATCACCATGATGCAAACAGACGTTAAGTCAACGCATTTAACATCGTCTGGCACCATTTTTGCTGGTAGAGCGCGTTTAAAAAGCTCGTCTTTCAGAGGGAATGGTGGTGACGGTTTTGTTAAGTTTCGTGACGGTGGTTCTAACGGAACGATTTTTTGCGAAATTGACGTAGGTACAAACGATGTATTTACTATCTATGTGCTTTTGCCGGGTGAGGGTATAGTTTTTCCTACCAGTATTTACGCAGAAATGTCTAACGTAAGCGCAATAACAACATTCTATGGCTAAGACTCCAGCATGGCAGCGCAAGGAAGGAAAAGCTCCGTCGGGCGGATTAAACGCCAAAGGACGGGCGTCTTACAACGCAGCCAACCCGAAGAAGCCAGGCTTGAAAGCCCCTCAGCCAGAAGGTGGCTCACGGAAGAAGTCATTCTGTGCGCGGATGGAGGGGATGAAGAGCAAGTTGACATCACCAAAGACAGCAAAAGATCCCGATAGTCGCATTAACAAGTCTTTGAGGAAATGGAAATGCTAGACATCAACGGGCTATGGATGACTGTATTAAGTCTATTCACGGCTCTTTTTGCTTATATAGCGCATGAAAAGTTTGCTGAACTAGCGCGTATTACGATCTTGTTAAATAAGACTCGTGAGGAGATTGCCCGTGATAACGTCACTAATGCAGAAGTTGAGCGGATTACAGACCACATTGATCAACGCTTTGACAAGCTTGAAGCTCGCATTGATCAGCTTATTGCCCAAAAAGGATAAGTCATGAAACGCAAAGTTAAAAAATTTGCTGAAGGCGGAACAAATGTTCGCACTCGCACAGACGAAGAATTTGCAGAAGATAGTAAGTTTGGTGGCTACGGTCGTTACATGCCAAAGACAAAAAGCTATTCCATGGATGATGTTAAGTCTGGCATAGGCAAGCTGCTTGGTGGTAAATCAAGCGCAGCAGAAGATCGTCCAACCACTAGCGGTGTAGAAGATTATGAGAGTGGTGGCAAACGTGCTGGTGCTACATCACCGTTCTCTGGCCCAAAAGAATACATTTCTGAATCCATCCAAGAAGATACTGAAAAAGAGTCCCCTAAAGGTATAGCTTCTGGCTTTAAGTCAGGCGAATCAAAGTTTGAGCGCAAAGACAATGAAGTTATAGAAAAGAAAAAGACAGTAAAGAAAGCGGCTGCAAAACCAGCCTCTCAGTCATTTCCTACTCGTGATAGAGATCGTGCTGATCAATCTTTCCCGCTTAAAACTGACGATAAAAAAGTTCCTCCTCTGCGAAAAATTGGAGAAGCTATTATGGTTAGTGTGGCAAATGCCAGTAAGCCTTACAGTTCATCCATGTACGACAAGATGAAAGGCCGCAAGGCTGGCGGATCTATCAAGATGGCATCCGGTGGAAAAGTTTCCAGCGCATCTAGCCGTGGTGATGGTATAGCCCAGCGCGGTAAAACGAAAGGCAGGATCTGCTAATGGCTAAGACTAAATACGCAGATGGCGGAATGACACAGCAGCCTACTTATCCTTTCTATGGCAATCAGCCTCAAGCTGGTGGTCAGAACGGCGGCATGAATCAAACATTCAACATGCAGCCACAAGCTACTGCTGGAACTACAGATCAACAACAACCTATGCAGACTTTTAAGAAGGGTGGAAAAGTTTCCATGAATTCTAAAGTTAAAAAGATGGCTCTAGGTGGTATGGGTAGCCGTCCTGCACCTGCAAGGACAATGCCTGCTAAACCTATGCCACCGCAAGTCGGTTCGCGCCCACCTCCGCCGCCTCCTGCGCCTATTAAACCGATGCCTCCACAAGTTGGTTCGCGTCCACCGCCACCACCGCCGCCTAAACCCATGACTGCGCCTACAACTACATCCCCGAGTAGGGGTGGCCCAACACCACCAATGTCATCAGCAATGTCACTAATGCCAAAAGCATTTATGAAAAATGGTGGATCTGTTAAAGCTTCTAAGATGGGTGATGTGAAAGTTGCAAAACCAAAGATGAGTTCAGCTTCATCACGCGCTGACGGTATTGCTATCAGAGGTAAGACTCGTGCCTAGCGTGAGTAAAAAGCAAGAAAGGTTTATGCAGGCGGTAGCTCACAACCCTGCGTTTGCCAAAAAGGCCGGTGTGCCGCAGAGTGTGGGTAAGGAATTTACTAAATCAGGAGGCGGTATGGCTGAGTCAAAGAAAATGGTTAAGAAAGAAGTGTCGTTTATGAAGTCTAAAGGCGCTCCTAAGTCCATGATTAAACATGAAATGGCTGAAGCTGGTATGAAAAAAGGCGGCATGATGAAAAAGATGGCTAAGGGTGGATACGCTGATGGCGGTATGCCTATGGTTATGAAAGACGGTCAAAAAGTTCCAGCGTTTGCTGCTGATGGCAAAGGCAAAATGAAACATGGTGGCATGGCTATGAAAAAAATGGCTTCTGGCGGTATGACATCAATGGGCAAAGTTAAGACTGCCGCTCCTAGCCGCGATGGTATTGCTGTTAAAGGCAAAACTGTAGGCAAGAATCTAGGTGACTCCGGCAAGAACGTCGGCATCATGAGTGGCGCTAAAGGTATGAAAAAAGGCGGTATGTCCAAGATGAAAAAAGGCGGATACTGCTAATGAGACCTTCACGCGGCATGGGCGACATAGCCCCTTCTAAGATGCCCAAGGGCGCTAAGAAAGCCCGCAGGGACGATACAGACTTCACCCAGTATAAGAAGGGTGGAAAAGTAAAGCCTGTGTGGGATAGGCCGCGTCCTAAAGAATTGGGTAAGCCATCTGTTCTTACTGCTGTAAAGAAAGCTGCGGCAAAGAAAATGGCTAAAGCAGCAGGCAGACCTTACCCAAATTTGGTGGATAACATGCGAGCTGCAAGGAAGAAGTAATGGCATATACAACCAGTACCACACTGTTTAATCCTACCCTTAACGATATCGTTGAGGAGGCGTTTGAGCGCAATGGATTAGAGCTGCGTACTGGCTACGACTTCCGCACGGCGCGCCGCAGTCTCAATCTGTTACTGACAGAGTGGGCTAATCGCGGCATCAACTTGTGGACTATTGATACTGGCACTATTCCTTTGATACAAGGGGTAAATACGTATGACCTTCCTGACGATACTGTTGATCTTATCGAGCATGTTATTCGTAATTACCCTGGCTCCGAGGCGAACCAGATTGACATCAACATCAACCGAATAAGCGTATCTACGTATTCAACGATACCTAACAAGTTGACGCAGGGTCGCCCGATTCAGGTGTATATAAACCGCCGTTCGGGTCAGACTACAGATGTGCCAGGAGCAACGGCAAAGGTTCCGCAGATTACTGTGTGGCCTACGCCAGATCAGGGAACAGTAAGTGCCCCGTTTTACTACTTTGTTTACTGGCGTTTGCGCCGTATTGTTGACGCTGGTAACGGTGTGAATGTGGAAGAAATTCCATTCCGTTTCCAAGAATGCTTAATTTGCGGCCTAGCGTATAGGCTGGCTATGAAACTGCCGGGCGGATTAGAGCGCATACAGTTGTTGAAGGCTCAGTACGACGAGGCTTGGGAAATGGCGGCAGGAGAAGATCGCGAGAAAGCGCCAGATCGTTTGGTGCCTCGCATGATTACTTACAGGTGATGTATGCCAAGTAAGTATACAAGCGGTAAAAAGGCTATTGCGGAATGTGACCGCTGCGGCTTTAGATACCTGCTGAAAGAATTGAAGAAGCTGACGATCAAGACCAAGAACGTC